ACCTACATGTAGTGTATAATTGCGACCTATGGGTATATTTGATCGCAAGTCAAAACTTATACAGGCGCAAGAAGCGCCACAAATTATGGCCGACAGTTTCTACGGCTATAACAATTATTTCCCTGCGTTAGTATCTCGCCAGCAAGCACTTGGCGTACCAGCCATCAAAAGATGCCGCGATCTAATTGCAGGAACTCTTGCTTCTATACCTTTAGAGTATTACAAAAAGTCAACCGGCGAAAAGATTACTGCGCCTCGATGGGTTGAACAACCTTCTAAGCATCAGCCGTTATTTGAGACCTTGTACTTCACCCTGGACTCGTTGCTTATGTACGGACAAGCCTTCTGGCAGATTACTGAAGTCTATGCCGAGGATGGCCGCATGGCTCGCGCTAACTGGGTTGCTAACACTAAGGTCGGGTTCATTACTGATCCAGCAACAAACTTTGTGACGCAATACAACATTGATGGCAAGCCTGTACCGATGACTGGACTTGGCTCACTTATCACATTCCAAAAAGATGAAGGTATCTTAGGAATAGGCGCTAGAACTATTCAATCTGCACTCGATGTACAGCGCTCTGCGGCGATTGCTTCTGCAACTCCCATGAGTTCTGGAATAATTAAGAACTCTGGCGCAGACCTTCCACCTTCTGAAATTACCGCGCTATTAGCCGCATGGAAGCGCAGCCGCCAAAACAACGCTACTGCTTACTTAACTTCAACTCTTAATTATGAAGCAACTTCATTTTCGCCTAAGGAAATGGCTTACCAAGACGCAATACAAACAAACGCTACGGAATGCGCCAGACTTTGCTCGGTTGACCCTTATTATGTTTCTGCTTCAATGAATACAACAATGACTTATGCAAATGTTCAAGACGAGCGCAAACAAATGGTTGCTTTGACTTTGCAGCCTTACGCATCTGCCATCGAGGCAAGACTTAGCATGGATGACATCTCAACTGCCGGACATTATGTAAAGTTTGCTCTTGACGATACATTCCTAAGAACTGAGCCAATGGAACGCTTGTTAGTTATAGAAAAGATGCTCGGACTCGGCTTAATTACAACTGAACAAGCAATGGAAATGGAAAATCTTTCCCCTAATGGAAACGGTAACTAATGCAAACCCTATACATAGAAGCATCATCCATCGAGTGCAATGAGGAGCGCCGAGAGATATCCGGCAAGATCGTTCCGCTTGGAACTGGCGAGGTTGGCAACACTAACCTTGGCGCTTACACCTTTGAGGCTGGTTCTATTGAGATCGGCGATGTAAGCAAGATTAAGCTGCTATCGCAACACGATATGAAAAAGCCTATTGGCCGAATGACTGCTGCCGAGACACGCGCAGATGGCATCTACGCAACCTTTAAGTTAAGCCGATCAACAAGCGGTAACGATGCTCTCGTAATGGCGCAAGAAGGTTTAGTAACTGGCCTTTCGATCGGCGCGGAGATCATTTCATCAAGCCCATCACGCGATGGCCACACAGTCGTATCTGCGGCTAAATTAAAAGAAGTTTCTCTAGTAACAGAGCCAGCCTTTAAGTCTGCTCAAATACTTGAGATCGCAGCAGAGGAAATTATCCCTGCTGAAGAAACCAAAACAGAAAGCGAGACAGTCGTGGAAGAAACCACTCCAGTCGAAGCAACACCGGTAGAAGCTGCGGCTGTAGAAGCTGCTCGCCCTACTATTACAGCAATGGCTTACTCAAAGCCACGCTTTGATTTCTCTGCTCCAAAGCAACTGGAAATGACAATCAAGGCATCACTCGGATCAGATGAGGCTCGCGAGTATGTTCGCGCAGCAGCAGACACAACAGACAACGCTGGTCTTGTACCAACTCGTCAACTTACAACAGTTATCAATGGACTTGCTAACAACACTCGTTCAGCAATCGATGCTATCTCAACTGGAGTTCTACCAGATGCAGGTTTGTCATTCGAAATCCCTAAGATCACAACACTTCCAACAGTTGCAGAGACAGCAGAAGCCGGTACACCATCTAACACAGATCAGGCTGCATCTTATGTAACAGTAACAGTCAAGAAATATGCTGGACAACAGCAATTCTCTGTAGAACTGTTTGATCGTTCATCACCACTTTTCATTACTGAATTGATGAACAACATGGCTGCACAGTACGCAGCCGCAACTGATAAAGCCGTTTACTCAGCACTTGCTTCAGGTGCAACTGCTGATTCAACAACACTAACAACCTATCCAACAGCATCAGAATTGCTTGGTTTTGTATCACGCGGCGCTGCTTCTGTTTACACAAATACACAAGGCTTTGCCAAAAACATCTTGATGAACACATCACAGTGGGCAAACTTGATGACATTGAATGATTCGGGTCGTCCAATTTACGCGGCGGCACAACCTCAGAACGCTGGCGGCGTTGTAAGCCCAACTTCAATTCGCGGCAATGTCATGGGGCTTGATCTCTATGTATCTGCCAATGTAGCAACCTCAGAAAACACAGACAAAGATGATTCAATTCTTATCATCAACCCAACTGCTTACACATGGTATGAGTCACCAACTTATCAGCTTCGCGCTGATGTAATTGCTTCAGGAGAAATCCTTGTCGCAATGTACGGCTACGGTGCAATCGCAACCAAAATCGGTGCGGGCGCATTCGGCGTCAACAAGACCTGATAGACACCCATTAAGTCGCTGGCTGGGTAGTGCCCTTCTACCCAGCCAGTCTTTAGGAAGGATCACATGAGCGTAACAACAGTCGCAACTTTAAGAACTGCTTTAGGTGTTGGCACACTTTACGCAGATGCGATTTTACAATCAGTCTGCGATGCAGCAGATGATGTCATGTTGCCCTTCCTATTTACTAACGAGACTTACAATGTCGCACACAGCAACACAACAACCGAGGGAACTCTATACTTTAATCAGCGTGTAAACGATATTTTCTATGTCGGCGAAACCGTAGTAGTAACAAAAAATGGCACACCTTTTAACGGCACAAAGACAATCACAGCAGTCGATGTTCAATCTATTACTTATGCAGTAACAGGCAGCCCAACGGCGCAGGGCTACCATCCAGTAGTTCCTCTAGGCGTAGTCTCAGGCACAACTCAGACAGATTACACAACGATCAATGCAGTTAAGCAAGCATCTTTACTAATTTGTGAAGCTATCTGGCAAGCGCGCCAAGCGCCAAGCGGTCAGGGCATGACTGTCGATGGCTTTGCTCCTAGTCCCTTCACAATGTCAAACACTTTGCTTGCTCGCGTTCGCGGCTTGCTTGCGCCCTATCTTGATCCGCGCTCGATGGTTGGCTAACCATGACAGCAATCTCAACACTTCGCGGCACTATTGCCGAGGCGCTAGTAGATAACAGCCTCTACTCAGTCTTTGCATTCCCACCAGCAACGCCTATCGTCAACAGCGTAGTGATCTCACCGGCTGATCCTTACGTAACGCCAAACAACAATGGCCGCGCCACAATATCTCCGCTTGCTAATTTTAATCTTAATATCTTTGTGCCGCTTCTCGATAACGAGGGCAACCTAAATGGAATTGAGGAAATGCTAGTTGCTGTCTTTGGCAAGTTAGCGGCTTCCTCTATCGTCTATAATGTAGGAGATGTGAGCGCGCCAAGCGTTCTCGCTTCTGCAACAGGCGATCTCTTGACTTGCTCAATGCAAGTCTCAGTCCTAACGAGTTGGAGTTAAAATGACCCTAAATGAATGGGAAAAAGACAATGAAGCATTCCTGATCAAGATCGGTCAGATTGCTTCAACAGCACCAAAACCATCTACTAAGAAAGACGAGGAATAACCTAAATGGCAGTATTTCTAAGCAATAACGTAGGCGTGAAGGTTAACTCCGTTGATCTTTCTGACCACGTCACATCAGTAACGCTTAACCGATCATTCGATGAACTTGAAGTTACAGCGATGGGCGATAGCGGACATAAGTTTGTAAAGGGCTTGGAAGCATCATCTATCACTATCGACTTCCTAAACGACACAGCCGCATCAAACGTTCTAGCAACGCTACAAGCTGCTTGGGGTACAAGTGTTACAATCGTACTTGTACAGACCAAGGGTTCACCAACAGTAATATCAGCGACTAACCCTCTCTATACAGCAACATGCCTTATCAACAACACAACAGATATCAACGGCGCAGTTGGCGATCTTGGCACTCAGTCAATTACTTTTACAGTAAATGGCACAGTTGCAGTAGCAACATCTGGTTCATTCTAAATAACTAACTAAGGGGCAAAGCATGGCAAAACTAAAGGTAACAAGGGCAGACGGAAGCGTTAACGAGTACCAGATCACTCCGGCGATCGAGTACGCCTTCGAGGCTTATGCTAAGAAGGGCTTTCACAAAGCCTTTAGGGATGACGAAAAGCAGACCGATGTTTATTGGCTCTGCTGGGAAGCAATTAGGCGTTCGGGTGAAACCGTAAAACCCTTCGGAGAGTCTTTTCTGGAGACATTGACGCGAGTCGAGGTCTTAGATGATGACCCTTTGGAGTAACGCGAGAGTCCTTCACCTATCTTGTAGCGAGACTATCGCTTGAGACAGGACTCTCGCCCCAAACTTTAATTGAACTAGATCACACAATGTTCAGGACTTTACTTCAAGCCCTGAAGGATAGAGCGAAGGAGCAAGAAGATGCCTACAAGCGTCAAAGGCGCAAGTAACCTTCGCAAGGCTCTAAAGAAGTTTACGCCTGATCTAGCCAAGGAAACTACAAAAGAAATTGGCAGCTTCTTAAAGCCAGTAGTTAAGAATGCTCGCGGCTTCATTCCTGCTAACGATCAGATACCTTCTGGCTGGCTGGTTGGCAACCAGAAGGGTAAATGGGAACGCGTGGCCTTTGACTCTCCTGTTGCTAAGCGCGGCATTGGATACAAAACAACTCCAAGCAAAGTCAACCGATCAGGCTTCAAAGCCTTAGTATCTATACTCAACAAAACAGCCGCCGGTGCAATCTATGAAACAGCAGGGCGCAAGTCTGGCATTACTGGACGTTTTACTCCAAGACTAGAAGGCTCACTAGCAGGTCAAGGTCAAAAGATGCAGGGTCGTGCAATGTTCAAAGCCTATGCGCAAGATCAGGGCAAGGCTAAAGGCGCAGTACTTCAGGCAATCTTTAAGTCTGCCGATAAGTTTAACAAGACCGCAAAGGTTAAATAATGGCTGATCTAAGAATAGATATTGCTTCGGAGTTTGTTGGCGCTAAGGCTTTTAAGCAAGCTGACACAGCAACTTCTGCACTTACAAGACAAGTCAATAGCCTTGCTAAGTCATACCTTGGTTTATACGGCATCCAGAAATTAGCCAGAGGTGCAGGTCAAGCTGCTAAAGCTTTTGCCGAAGATGACAAAGCCGCCAAAATATTAGGACAGACTCTAAATAACCTAGGGCTTGGTTTTGGCAATAATGCCCAGATAGTCAATGATTACATTTCTAATTTAGAAAAGCAGACTGGCGTCCTCGATGACGAACTGCGCCCAGCAATGGATCGCTTGCTTAGAGCAACTGGGGATATTACTAAGTCTCAGAAGTTGCTTAGCCTTGCACTTGACATAAGTGCCGGTACTGGCAAAAGCCTTACCCAGGTGTCACAAAGTTTACAAAAAGGCTTTCTAGGCCAAACTCAAGCACTTGGCCGCTTAGGAGTTGGTTTATCTAAAGCAGAGTTAACCTCATCATCCTTTGAAGAAATCCAGACACGCCTTGCAGTTTTGTTTGAAGGTCAGGCATCACTCGCAGCCGATACCTACACAGGCAAGATGAACAAGTTAACTGTTGCTACTAACAATGCTAAGGAAGCAATCGGAGAAGGTTTATTCGAGGCGCTATCTGCTGTTGGCGGTGGCGGCGAAGGCGGCTTTGATAACTTTACAAAAGCTATTGAGGGCAGTTCTAAAGCCCTTGCTTTTCTGATCAAACTTGTTGGCACTAATCTTGGCGTCATAAGTTTATTTGCTCAAGGCAAGTTTGGCTCTGCAACAGACATACTTTTAGGCAGACAACCAGTAGATCGCTCTGGCATAACTCCAGCAATCGGAGCGGAACTTAAGAAGGCAGCAGCTGATAAAGCAGCAGCCAAGCGAGCCAAAGAACAAGCCGTTCTAACTAAGAAGCAGACTGCTGCAATCAAAGAACAGACGGCACTCCAGAAGGCTGGAACTTTATTCGACATTCAACAAGCAGGGATTATTGCTGCACTTAAAGGCAAGATTACCGATGAGGAACGCAAGCGCCTAGAACTGCAACTAGCAATCTTGACCGGCAATACTTCTGAGGCTTCTAAACTCGCTGGAGAACTTGCCAAGGCTCAAGGACTATCCACACAACTAGCTGCTTATCTTGCAGACTTGCCAGATGCTAAGAACCCTTTTACAGCATGGAAAAATTACTTAGACATGATTGAGGCACAGGCTCGCCGCATTGCTGGCATGACTCCAGTTGCTCCAACCTCGATCGCCGGCGGCAACACTTCAGGAACTTTTAGCCCAGTAGTTCAAGAGATGATAAGCAGCAGCAACGTATCTGCAAGAGTAGGCGCGGCTGGCAATGTTAATGTCTATGTTGCTGGCTCAGTAGTATCAGAAGCCGATCTAGTTCAAGCTGTATCCGATGGCTTGCTAAACCGATCTTTATCAGGTTCTCCATCTGCTATCGGCAGACTCAAAGGCTCTTTTGCAGGATGACATTACCTGCCCAGATCAGCGTATCTTTTGACTTTTCTAGCGGTGCAACCTTTGGTTACCCATTTACTATTGGAGATGCTAAGTACGGCGTTCTAGGCACAGGCACACTTGCTTCATCGACTACCCCAGAGCCAACAGTTGACTTGACACCAGATGTTCGCCAGATCAGGATTATTCGCGGTCGCAATATCATGCGCGATACTTACGAGGCTGGCACTTGCACAGTTCGAGTACTCGATCCTCTGTCCTATTTCAACCCACAAAACACTTCATCGCCTTACTTTGGCTTACTAAGCCCACTCCGCAAGTTGCGTGTATCTGCAACCGTTGGCAGCGTTGGCTATTTTTTATTCTCTGGCTATACAACTGAGTATCTTTATACCTATCCACAAGGGCAAGAGACTGGCTATGTTGACATTATCTGTTCGGATGCCTTCAGGCTCATGCAGCAAGCAACAGTTACAACAGTTGCCAGCGCAACAGCAGGGCAAGACACCGGCACACGCATAGGCAAGATACTTGATCAGGTCTCATTCCCTACCTCAATGCGCACAATCGACACAGGGCAGACAACCTGCATAGCCGATCCAGCAACGGCTAGAACTTCCCTTGATGCTGTTAAGAACGCAGAGTTCTCAGAGCAGGGCGCATTCTTTTTTAACTCAGAAGGCACAGCGATATTTTTAAACCGTACTAATGTGATCAAGAAGTATGGCGATACTCCCATCGAGTTTGATCAGACAACAGGCATCCCTTACACAAACCTGGTCTTTGCTTTCGATGACAAGTTAATCATTAACTCTGCCGGTATGACTCGCGTAGGCGGCACACAGCAAGTCTCAGAAAATGCAACCTCGATCGCCAAGTACTTTCCTCACCAGTCAAACCAAGAGAACCTAGTAGCGCAGACGGATGCAGACACTCTAAACATAGCCAAAATCTATGTGGCAACTAGACAAGAGACAACCATCCGCATTGACGCAATGACTGTCGATCTGCTCGATCCAGATGTACCGACTGCGACAATGCTTGATCTTGACTACTTCTCAAATCTAAAGATAACTAACGTACAACCCGATGGCTCAACCATCGTCAAGACTTTACAGGCTCAGGGATTTGCATGGAATATAACGCCAAACGCCATGCAGGTTACTGTTACGACTCTTGAACCAATAGTCGAAGGGTTCATAATTGGATCGTCTGTATCAGGTATAATCGGCACTAACATAATGGCGTACTAGGAGATATAAATGGCAACAGGTTATCCGGCCTCGACCGGTGATGTGCTTTCAGCAGCAATGTACAACGGCTTAGTAGCCTTTACGCTAAACGCCCAGACTGGCACAACTTACACAACAGTTCTAAACGACTCTTATCAGGTATTGATTACCCAGAGTAACGCCTCAGCTAACGCGATCAAGATCCCAACTAACGCTTCTGTGGCTCACCCTATCGGCACAGTAATAACTGTCCTAAATATCGGCGCTGGTCTTTGCACTATCTCGGCAGTAACACCCGGCACAACGACAGTCCTTTCAGCAGGCGCAACCGCCGCTTCTCCAACCCTTGCTCAATATCGTTCAGCAGCCTGCATCAAGACTGGGACAGATACTTGGTACATCGTAGGTGCAGTTTCATAATGATCGCCAATGTAATAACAGGATCGTTAGCACGAATTGCTGGCCCAACTAGTTGCGATTATTTAGTCGTTGCTGGTGGCGCAGCTGGTGGCGGAACTTACGGCGGTGGTGGTGGTGGCGCAGGAGCATTCAGAACTGCAACTTCCTTTGCCATTAGCGGTTCTTTTACAGTAACCGTAGGCGGCGGCGGCTCTGGCTCAACTGGAGTTGGCGGCAACGGCAACGACTCGGTTCTTAGCAGTATTACATCGACTGGTGGCGGTGGTGGTGGTATTTTCAGTGGCGGCGCTGCACAAAATGGTGGCTCTGGCGGTGGTGGTTCAAACAACTTAACTGGTGGAACTGGTACAACAGGCGGCAATAACGGCGGAACAGGAAGTCAATTCGTGCCGGGCGGTTTTCCTAATGGTGGCGGTGGTGGTGGCGCAGGAGCAGCAGGATCAAGCGGATCATCTAGCGGCGCAGGTAATGGCGGCGCAGGTTTAACATCATCTTATTCAGGCTCATCAGTTGCTTATGCTGGCGGTGGTGGCGGTGGTCAAGATAGTCGATGCGCTGGATCAGCAGGCACAGCAACAGACGGTGGTGGAGCAGGATCAAACAGTGGTTCTGGTGCAGCAGCAAGCCCAGCCAACCTAGGCGCAGGCGGTGGTGGAGCAGGACTTGGAGTTACTGGAACTGGTGGAAACGGAAGTTCAGGAATAGTAATCCTTCGTTATCCAAGCACCTTCTCTGATTTAACTTCTATCGGTGGCGGTCTTACCTACACAAAGACAACAAGCGGTGGAAACACAATTTATACATTCACAGCAGGAACAGGAACGGTAACGGTCTAATGGCACACTATGCGTTCCTAGATGATAACTCGATCGTTACTGAAGTTATTACTGGCAAGGATGAAACTGAACTAATTGACGGACTAGAGCCTGAGACTTGGTACGGTAACTATCGAGGACAGAAGTGTGTTCGTACTTCTTACAATGGCAATATCCGCTATAACTATGCAGGCATTGGCTTTACCTATGATGCTGAAGGAGATGCCTTTATTGCGCCACGCCCTGAATGTGGTCATAAAGAATTATTTTTAAATCATCTATATCGTTGGACTTGCCAAGGCTGCGAACTAGAGGCTAAGAAGTTATTAGATGAAGCCTAAATTATGCAAGGCTGGACAACAACTTCGTGAACAGTTCGATGATTGCTTCAACGATCGTGATCGTACCTCGGACGGCTGGATCGGCGATAGTCGGCACTCAGCTCGTAAGTCTGACCATAATCCAGATGAGCAGGGCTGGGTTCGTGCCATTGACATTGACCGCGATCTATCCGGCAAACCCAAGCCCGACATCATGCCCGATGTGGCAGATCAACTTCGTCAGCTGGCGAAGTCTGATAAGCGCATCTCTTACATCATCTTTGACTCCAAAATTGCCAGTTCTAAAGCAGGTTGGCGTTGGAGAACTTATACAGGAATTAACAAGCACCGCCATCATTGCCATATATCTTTCACTAGCAAAGGTGATGAAGATGGTTCGTTCTTTAATATCCCACTACTAGGAGCAAATAATGGCTGAAAACTATTCATTCGTAATCGACCAAGGTGCTGACTGGTATCTCAACGTTGTCTATAAAGACTCTGCTGGAACTGCGATCAACCTAACTGGCTACACAGCAGCAATGCAGTTCCGCTTGACTACATCGAGCGCGACAGCAGCGATTAGCCTTACTCAGGCATCTGGCATAACTATTACTGGTGCAACTGGCACTCTGGCTATTCGTGCTACAGCTGCTCAAACTGGCGCACTCGATGACTCAGCCAAGTACGACTATGACCTTGAAATCACTTCACCTGCTGGAGTAGTAACTCGCTTAATCCAAGGGGTTGCTAGTG